TTAATCCCCACAAGTGTATACGCATCTTTCTCGGTAAGTCCAAGCTTTATTTTTTCGACAATCTTCTGGACGATTTCCGGGCAATATTTAGTTTTTCTGCCCATTTTGGTTTTAGTTTTTTTCATTTTTTGCCTCATATAATATATAGCACAAAAATCCAGAAAACCAAACCAAAAATAAAGAAAGAAAAGAAAAGAAAAAAGAAAAGAAAAGAAAAGTAGTACAAAAGAAAAGAAAAGAAATAAAGAAAAGTAAAGAAAGAAAGATATATAATTTAAGGATATATTGAGCGGTTTTGAAAAACTTGATTTTTAGGATAATTTTGGAGTAATTTGAAAGACCTGGAAATAAGTGCCCCAAAAATTTCCTTTACAGTTTTAAATTTCTGTGCTATATATAAAGTATGAGTAAAAATAAAAGAGGTAGAAAAAGTAAATATTGTCCGGAAATTGTCCAGAAGATTATCGAGAAAATAAAGCTTGGACTTACTGAAAAAGATGCGTATACACTTGCGGGGATTAACCACGATAGTTTTTACAAGTGGAAGAAAAACAAACCTGAATTTGCTGAAAAGTTAAAAAAAGCTGAGACGGAATTGAAACAAAAACACCTCGCAAGAATACAAGAAGCCTCGATAAAGACCTGGACTGCTTCGGCGTGGTTGTTAGAGAGAAAATTTCCTGAAGAATTTAGTCTTCGTTCAAAATTTGAACATTCTGGAAAAATTGACGGTGATATAAAAATCTCCGTCATAAAATACAACAAACAAGGGGGGACTGATGGAGGAGATAAAGAGAAAAAGGGGAAGACCGAAAAAGAACCCGGACACAGAGCCGACTAACCAGGAGCAAAACTTGAAACAAGAACTGAATCCAAACCAGGAACAGGAGCAGGAGCAAAAGCCAGAAGTTACAGGAATGAGCAAAGAAGAAATTTTGAAAATTATCGCCGACGAGGGGAATAAATTAGTAGAGCGACTGACAAAAATCACCGCCGAATATTACTACGATTTTGCTATTATCGACGCGATTAAAGATTTGGCGACTAAAATCGTCCAAATAAAACTAAAACTAATTGCGGGGCCGGAGAAAAATGAAAATTAACATACCGTATAATTTTACACCGAGAAAATACCAGTTACCGATTTTACGAGCTTTTGATAGTGGCATCAAGCGTCTTGTTGGCGTCTGGCACCGGCGGGCTGGCAAGGACAAAGTTGGATTGAATTTGATGGTTCGTGAGATGGTGGAAACGGTAGGAATATATTATTATTTTTTCCCCACCTATGCGCAAGGGAGAAAAATTCTTTGGGAGGGGATAGACCACCAGGGGAAGCGATTTCTCTCTCACTTTCCTGAACCTCTTATTGCCAGTCTGAACAATACCGAGATGAAAAGCATTCTCAGGAATGGTTCACTTTTCCGTGTTATCGGCACGGACAAAATTGATGATATTGTTGGCACTAATCCCAGAGGATGTATATTTTCTGAGTATGCTTTACAGTCTCCACGTGCTTGGGATTTTATCCGTCCAATACTGAGGGAAAACGGCGGTTGGGCTATGTTTTTATATACTCCTCGTGGGGCAAATCACGGCAAGACCCTTTATGACATGGCAAAGAAAAATCCTGACTGGTATTGTGATATGTTGGATATTACCCAGACGGGAGTAATCTCTGAGAAAGAAATTGAGGAGGAACGAAAATCAGGGATGGACGAAGATTTAATCCAACAAGAATTTTACTGTTCTTGGAGTGGCTCGGTGCAAGGTTCGTATTATTTTGAGCAAATTAAACAGGCACGAGAAGAAGGACGGATTACTGGTGTGCCTTATGATGTCACTACTCCAGTTAATACTGTTTGGGATTTAGGGATTGGTGACTCCACTGCTATTTGGTTTTACCAGATTTGTGGACGAGAAGTCCACTTTATTGACTACCTGGAAAGTCAGGGTAAAGGCTTGCATTATTATGTTGCCGAACTACAAAAGAAAAATTATATCTACGGTGAGCATTATGCCCCGCACGATATTATGGCACGGGAACTTGGCACGGGCAAATCAAGGTTTGATGTGGCGCGTGAGTTAGGCATAGAGTTTATCGTTGCTCCCAAACTGAGCATAGAAGACGGTATCAATGCCTGCAGAATTATCTTTAATCGTTGCTGGTTTGACGAGGTAAAATGCGAATACGGTATATCAGCACTAACTACATATCACAAGCAATATGATGACAAGCGGAAGGTATACTGTAATCATCCTGACCACGACTGGGCTTCACACGGTGCTGATGCCTTTAGAGTTTTTGGGGTGACTTTTCAAGATAAACAAATTAATCCGTTGAAATCCCGACGGAAATATGAAAGACAACCAGTTTTGCATTTTAATCCGATGACGGTATAAAAAAAACAATGAAAAAGATTACACCAGAAAAGATATTAAAAGATTTTCAGTATGCTTACGAATGCAAGCGAAAATGGATTAAAGAAGCTACCCAAGATTTGGAATTTGTTTTAGGCAAACAGTGGGAAAAAGAGGATGAAGAAGTCTTAAAAAATGCTGGGATAATCCCACTAACTATTAACAAATGTAAACCGATTATACAATTATTAAGTGGCATACAACGACAAAACAGGTCAGATTTCAAGGCTTTTCCTGTAGGCACAGAAGACCAGATAAAAAGCGATATTGCTACAATGTTGTTAAAGCATATCCTAACCGAAGCTGAGGGAGTTTATAAAATATCAGAAGAATTTGAGGATGCGGCTAAAGTAGGCGAGGGCTGGCTTGAGCCCTGGATAGACTACAGCGAAGATATAATCAACGGTAAATTAAAGTTCCGCAAAGGTAATCCGTTTATGATATTCCCGGACCCAGCAGCTAAAGAATACGACTTTTCTGACGCTGAATATATATTCAAATTCAGTCCGGGCCTGAGAAAAGAACAGCTATATAGACTATTTCCCAAAAATAAAAAGGAAATTGATGCTATAGAAAATGGTAAAATAGATTTTGAAGACTTAAAACTGACTTTTTCTAATACTGATGTTCATCGTAGTCCGGGGGAATATTCCAGAGGCGATAAAATTACAGGCATAGAGAGAAGCCTTGATGAACCGACATATGATTTACTGGAGATGTATTACAAAAATTATATTACTAAATATTATGTAATTGATAAAGAGGCAAGTAAAATATTTGAAGTAGAAAACAAACAAGAAGCGGAAAGAATGATAGAAGATAATATAATAGCCAAGAAAGAAGAAATTTTAGAAAATATGATGAGGGAATGGACAGGTGAGCTTGTTCAACCGGGTGAAACCCCAGAGCCAGCTATAATTGAATCGCAAAGAGAAGCTAACAGAAAAATCGTTGACCAAATGGGGTTGGAATCGGATTTAACAATTGTAGAAAGAATAGAAACAGAAATCAGACTTGTTTCTCTTGTTGGCACGCAAAATATTATTAGTGATGATATATGCTGGAGTTATCCTAAATACAAAGGAATACCTTTATTTTGGATAGCGGCTTATAGAAACACTATACCAACAAAAAATCCTGAATTAGATATTCAAGGGATAATTAGAAATATCAAACCATTGCAGATAGAAATAAATAAACGAAGAACGCAAGAATTAAGACATTTGAATTCAATAGCTAATAGTGGCTGGATAACTCAAGAAGGTGCTTGGGTAGATAAAAATGTAGTGCAGAAATACGGTTCTACTCCTGGTATAATACTTGAATATAAAAGAGGTTATGAGAAACCTGATAGGATATTGCCACAACCTTTATCAAGTGGTCATGATAGATTAGTCCAGGAGTCATCGCAAGATATAAAAGACTCCTCTGGAATAAATACTGACCTTTTAGCAATGGCTGAAGGCGGTCAAGCATCAGGTAGAGCCATAGCTTTAAGACAGCGACAAGGTTTGGTTATGGTGCAGGATTTATTTGATAATCTAAGTAGAAGTAATAGATTATTAGGTAAATTCCTTATTTCAATTTTAAGCGATTTATTTATTGTTGATACAGCGATGAAAGTTGTTGGGGAAGCATATATTAAACAAAACTTTAGCCGTCCAATACCCACAGGACAGGTTGACCCAATAAGCGGCCAACCAGTTATAGAAGAAATGGTGGATATGGAATCAGCTAAACAAGTATTTGAGGAAATATTAAAAGGACTGGAGTCTAAAGAATACGATATTTCTATAGGTGAAGGGGTAAATACGGAAACGGTAAAATTTGCTAATTATCTCTTGTTAAAAGAACTGATGGAAGCAGGGGCACCAATACCCCCAGAAGCACTTATTGATGAAAGTTCTTTATCTGCTGAACAGAAAGAAAGAATTAAGAAATATATGGAACAGGCAAGGGTTCAAATGTAAGGAGGGGAAAAATGAAGAAGTTATTATTTTGTTTTATTCTTTTACTTGTTTTTGGCAGTAAAGTTTGGGGTGTTCCTCAAGAACCACGATGGGATGGAGTAAATATCATTGGAATTGATTTAACCGATAATTATGCTACTAATCATCATCGGGTAAATATTAAGACTGATGATGGACATTTAACTACACTTGATAGTTTATTTGAGGGAAAGACCTCAACTACTACAGCGGGGAAAACAAGTAATTCTGAAACTATTTCTTTTAATGTTGAAGTAAAAAAATGTGATATATTAAATAAAGGTGCTGAAAGTTCTGTAACAAGTAATTATTGGTCTGGTGTTCTTTATATTCCAGGTGATATATCTATTTCTTTAGATTTTATAGTTCCTCCAGCTACTTATTTTTATATGACTACATCAGTGGGGTCAGGAGCTACAATATATTATACTTTGAGTGGGGCAAAGTAATTGTGTGTAAAAGCATAAATTTAATGCG